TGTACAGCAGGGCGGACTTGTCCGCGAGGTGCGCGTCCGTGAGGAACGCCTCGCTCAGCCGGGCGACGACTTCCTCATACGCCTCATCATAGGTCAGGTTGGTGTGGTTGACCATCTCGATATGTACCGCCCTGCGCAGGGTCAGGTTATCCGAGGCGAAATTCTCAAACAGGAACTTGGCGTATTTGTCGAAGCTCTCCGGGGAGAAGTCCCGCATGAAGTGTACCAGCTCATGGGACACGGTGAACATGATCAGCCCCTCGCCGTTGGCACCAGCGTTGATGTCGATATAGATTTCACCGTTCTTGTAGAATCCATTCGGGCTGTTCTCGCCTGTCTTACAATAACGCGAGGTATACACGTCGCCCTTCTTCGTGGACTTGTAGAAGTGGAAGGTGATACTGGTCGCCTTGGCGAGATTTTCCACCGCCTCGACGCCGAGCTTGCGCCGCCCCTGGAGCTTTGCGGGGTCGATCCCGTCTTCAAATATGACGGTGCCCTCGCGACGTGTGCCGGTCTTCTTGCTCTCGACCTTCTTTTGCTTCTGAGATACAGTAGAATCCTTGATCTTCTCCGCTTCTGTCCTGAGCGCGGCAGCGGCGCTCTCTGACAGTACCTTCGGGGTGTACTCCGTGTTGGTGTTGGCGGCGTTGTATATCTCGCCCACGTCATACAGAAATGCGCTGAGATTGTTCCCATATTCGCCCGCCTGATACACGTTGTATACAGCGTTGACGAATCCGGGGCTCATCTTAGTCCCCTTGCCGAATTTTTTCTGAATACTCAGCAGACCGCCGAGAACGGTTGCAATACCGCCGTCCTTGTCAAAGCTGATCTCGGACGCTTTCACCGTCCTGCCGTCGACCAGTTGCGCGGTCATGTCCTTGTCCGATACGCCCGTGAACTTCTGCACATTGATCGGGGAATCCTGACCGACAATATAATTCTTACCATCATCGTTTACGGTGAAGGTGTCGGCATAGTCGTCGTCTACCTTTGTGATACCCGCTTTAAGGCGTGTTTGTTCCAGAGTATCAGCGGCGGTTTCTGCGTTCTTTCTCGTGCGAGACACGAGCTCTTCGGTTGCTCTGCCGCTCTTGATCTCGCTGACAGCCTTGTCGATCGCCATGCTGTACTTTTGCAAAGTCGCTCGTTCGGACTTATTCAGGCTATCGCTGCCCGATTTCATGAGCTTCTTTGCTACTTCGGTAGCTGCATTCAAATCCCCGCTGATGTCAGGCGCATACTTGCTGATCGTGTCGCTGATAACAGAGGTATATGCCTTAGTGCCGGACTCGAACAGATCTCTTTGCTGATGTTTGTCCACCTCGGAAGATACGCGAGCAACAGCCTTGTCATATCTGCCGGTGTTTTCGGCGTTCTGCGCCTGTGCATACGCTTTTTTCAACGTGTCTATACCCGAGGCGTTCGGATCGTTGATGATCTCACCCGCCTTTTGCATAACGCTTTCTGCGCCGCCTTCTGTACCGGCAATCTTTGAGGCATTTTCTTTTATAAATCTTTTGGTATCGACGTAATTCTTTAATGGTGTGAAAACGTCAGATTTTGTAAGAGCTTTTGTCGCGCCCACTCCATAGGCAGAAGTGCCTCCAATCGCACCTGACGCAAAACCGCCCGCAAAAGACTCCCATAACTGCCGTACAAAGTCCCATGTAGCTTTACGTTCTGCTTCTTCTTGACTGTAGCCTTCTGCACGATAGTTCTGAATCAACTGCTGTCGTTCTGACTTATCAGCCATGATCAGAATATCAGAGATATAATTTGCGAAGTCTGTTGCGACTTCCTCAGAGCCTTCAACTGCGGCTTGCATCAATCCTGCCTTGATAAAATTGACAGCGGTCGCTTTGTTGGTCAGCATGCCCTTGATAATATTGTTAGCCAAAGTATCAAGAGAAAAAGTTTCAAAAAACATTTCAAAAGTGCCCGCCGCTGTACTGAGATAAAAAATCTGTTCCGGCGACGCGCCTTTGTCATACAAGTCTTTTGCAGTGGACTCAGCCGCGCCCATACCCATAGCAATAGTATATGCCTGCGGGCCAAGCAGATAGAAGCCCGCTGTGGAATCTGCAAGCGACATTCCTGACTGGTATAGATCACCCAAGGAAAAGCCGCCAATATTAGCGCCACCGGTAGCTTCGTCAATATCCTGCGCAATTTTGCTTCTTACTGCTTTTGCGCCGAGAGAACGCTGATGTGCAGGAGAATACGGCGTAATATCGTTGCCCGCAAGCTGATTTGCGGTGTTTTCCACCCATCCCTCGACTCCGCCGATAATATTGTCGGGGACCGAAGATACATTCCGAATAAGCAAATCAAAATCTTTTGAACCTTCAATTGCCTTCTGTTCCTTTTGTACCGTGCGTTTCTGCAACATTTCTGAAAGTGATCCGAGATATTCATTCGCGGCATCTTCTCCCTGCGTGTTGAGCAGATAATTATACATCTGCTTTTCGCTATCGGAAATCTGCTGCCAACTGTTCTTATATCCCTCGGCGTATGTGGGATTGATCAAAGGTTCAAGCGCCCTTGCAAAGAATAGTCCGTGCAGACCGTGTTCGGCTTCTGTTTCTTCGCCATACGCTTTCAGGTAATCATTCAGTTTGTTATCTGTGGTTGCTTGCTGAGATTTTTCTGCATAATCCTCAGCAGATTTGTACTTTTCATAAAAATCGTTCGGATATGCTTTCTCATACATGCGGAGCTCGTTTTCCAACGATTTTATCTGTTGAGAGAGTGCATTAACCGATTCAATTTCACTTTCAGGTAAATTGTTAGCGCCGTAATACTGTTTTCCGCTAGGGCCGGTTAAAGGGTTAAGAGCGTACCGATCCAGCTCTTGCATTTTGGATTCCAGCTCATTTCGCTTTGTTTTGTATAAAGACTGTCTATCGGCAATAGATAAAGAATCATTCAGCCCAAACGAATTATTGGAGTACTGCTTCAACATTTCCAGTGCCTTGTCATATGCAGAAGTATCTCTGCTCCTGCGCTGTGCGCCGGCGCGTACCTGATCAATCCTGTTGATCTCGGACTGCGTTTCGCTATATGAGGGCGTGTTTGATGATAACTGCATTACAGCATGCGCACGCGCATCTGTGCTCTGCGCAGTAGTCTGAGTCGGCTTTTGCTTTATTAGCCCTTGCTGTAGCGCCGCAGAACGAATTTCTTCAACAGTGTGATAACCGTTATCGCCAATATCAAAGTTAGAAATTGCCTGATTCCGAACTTCTTCTCTCAGCTCTTCAACAGTTTTATAATCGTTGTTCTTTGCCATGTTATCCTCCTGCGAAATCAATATAGCTCATACCGGGCAATAAGTGCCATCCTTTCACTAGGCGTTAACTCTTTATTGGCGTCGATTTTTGCTTCAATGTATTTTTTCCAAGAACCGTATCTGTTGCTCAATCTACTGTTGTTAAAATCATCTTCACTCATGAGCCTCTCCGCAAACTTGCTTATGCGCTGGTCAGATTCCATTTCAGCAATTTTCGCTTGTAATGCTGCAATCTGAGCTGCACTGTTGTCATTCGAATACTTATATGCCATCTGCGCGTCAAACTGCCGCTGATCCTCTGCCATCTGTTCGGCTTTCCAGAAGTTATTCCACTCCTGATTGTTGGCGTTATAGGCGTTAGACTCATTCTGTGACCACAGGTTCTGATTCATAGAGCGGAGGTTATTCAATGCAGATTCTCGATAGGCTCTCTCATTCTCATAATCGCCTACGGTGTCACGATAGCGCCCGTAATCCGCCGCCTCCTGAGAAGCAAGCATGGAATACATCGTCTGCAGATCGTTGCCTTCCTGCTGATACCTTGCCATAGCAAGCTGATACAGCTCGGGAATTATGTTTCCAAGCTGATTCTGCGTCTGCTGATATGCCTGCTGTGACGCGGTAACGCCGTAAGAATTGCCGTAGCCTCCCGTTAACGAGGCAGCTTTGCCCTGTGTATCAGCCATCGCCAGCTTGCCCTGCTCGTTATATAAGGACTTCAATTGCTGGAACAGTGCGTCGCTGTTTACATCATAATCGAATTTTCTGTTTCCAAGCTGATTGACAAGGCTGTTCATCTGTCCCGCATACTGTGACTGATAATCGGCTGGTTTGTTGCCGGTCGCCTGATCCAACGCAAGCCTCGCCTTTGCGATATCGCTTGCATATGCGCCGAGTTCGTCGGTATATGTAGTAGGCTTATATACTTTCTCGGGTTTTTTAATATCGTACGCCATTCTGTTTCTCCTTTTCCAGTATTCTGTTAATTTCCTGAACAAGTAGGTTATACCTCGGCACGAAATCCGAAATATATGCTTCCATTTTCTGTACTTTGCCTTGAATATTCGGCGCAGTAAAGTCGGGATAGGGGATCAAATCCATGTTCTGTCGCTCCCTTGCTCTAACGTTTTTGAAATGCTGTATAGCTTCATCTCTCCAACTCCTTCCAGCCTCAGACGGAAGTGGTCACATCTGCGCGGCTTGATTGGCAGAGTAAACGGCATCAGACTGCGTCCCGTAATCAGGCCGATCGGCTGCCATACGCCCGAGCTGTCATACATGATAGATACCGTCATATATGACCCAACAGGCAACGCAATCCTCATGTTGATCTTTGATAAATATTTGCAGTCGATCATGGATAGCCCGAAGATTCCGCTTTCCGCATACCACTCGATCGGATTTTGATCCTTCCCGCCTGTTCCAAAAAGCGATCCGCTGGTAACAATACCGTCGATTACTTTGATGTAGAACACATCGTCTTTTGCAACTGCAAACTGTTCCGCATAAAGATCATCCTCTTTATGCCACATTCCTCGCAGCGTGTCATAGACAAACATAACAGGGTTGTTTGATAAATCTTTCATGCACACATAGTACTTGTCCTTATATGCGCATCCGACCGCGTCTTTGTACGCAACGCCTCCAAACGCTTCGGAGATATCAGCGGGAACACCTCCGGAATACGCGCAGATTCCATGAGAAGATTTATAGAACAGCACCTCATTGATGGTTGCAAGAGATTTTGAGCTCCCGCTCTGGATTCCTCTTGCAACTGTATCGTTGATCTGATACGGAGGATAATTTCCGAGAACCGTGTGAATATGATTCTCTTTGAAAAACACAGGATAGCCGCGATAGTTTACCGCGCCTGTCCACGCGCCCTCAGAGCCTACCGATGCACGGTAGCTGTCTGTTGAGATTCCTTCGTATACTTCCCAGTTCGTCGGATCGCCCAGCTTTGAGCAGTATATCTCGTTGACAAACTCCTCGTTGTTAGCTGTGCCGTAACGGCAACCCCATAATCGGTTCTGAGATTCAATCACAAAGTCCATCTCGGGCATTTTTCGGGCAAATGTAACAAGGTTTTGCTGGGAATAATCCTGCGTATATGTGTTGAAAGTGTCCGTACTTCCCTTTACGACAAGAGCACCGGTCAAAACTTTTGCAATAATCGTGCTTGTATTTAACCCATCGAGTACTGTTATACCGCTGATTGCGATCCCGTCGCCCTCAGAAAAGCCATCGTCAATATTGTTACAGCCGATCTTGACAAAAGATGAAGCAAAGTCATACGGCTGCCACAATCCAGTTGAAGCAAAATACTTCTTTATAACAGCAGGAGTCGTATTCGTGTCAACCCATACATAACCGTCAAACGGATCGGATGGCGTATTTGAGCCTGTATAATCCGCCGTCAAAACCGTTCCGTCCTCAGAACACGGCTGAATCGTAATATCGCTCGACGCGGTAAAAATATTTTCGATTTTCTTAGCGTTGTTCTGGGGTGCAAGTATGTCAAAATTAATGGTATCGGCAATAATTTTATCGGGCAATATAATCAGCATTGACCCCATAGGTATAATCTGCCGAATAGATTCCGTATCTGTTGTTCTCCAACTCGCAATAGCTGAAGTTGCATGTATGGTGGGAGCGTATCCGAATAGTACGCAGTAAGTTTTATTATTCTCAGTGCGAAAAGCAATATAATAAAACCAATCACAAAACACCATGCCGTGATTGTTGACAGCATAGTATGAACTCATATACTTACTCGGAATACTGCCTCTCGATGGACGTGTTGCCGTTAGCGGGTACTGATCCGACGAGAGATTCTTCATATCATAAAACTCGTTATCTTTAATGCGCGGATTATGGTTATACCCGCCAAACACTTCGATTAAATCTCTCGACTTGTTTTTGTTCTTACCGCTGAAAATATCAGGAGATATGGGAGAAAGACGCATAATTATTCACCCCTTAAAAGTAAGTAAAGCTCACAGGCGTATTTTGGTGGTGATTCTGAGCGTAATATCGTTCAAAAGAATCCCATTCGTTATTAAAAATGATCAGCCAGTTGTTATACTTGTTATTCTCTTCCATGAGAAGATACATGTGTGCAACCAGCCAAGATACATATATATTATCGAAGGGGAAGGGAATCAGCAGAGCAGTTTCTTCTGACGTGTCGTCTGTATATCCGCTGAAATTCCCCCCATCGTTGGTATCGTATTTTTCAAAGATTTCGGCTTTTACTTTGCCGTCAAGAAGGGAAAGCAGATATACCTTTTCTTTTTTTTCTATTGTGTTGGGGTAGATAAGATCGCATTTTGCGATAGCTTCATTGATTTTCATAGTATCACCTCTAAAATAAGGGGGGAGATAGACACACCACCTCCCCCTTATCGGATTAGTCGCCAATAGGCTTGATCTCATTCGCGTCGATGAAGGCGTCCTGAGCGGCCTGATTCATCTCTTGATCAACGAGAAGATCATAAATAGGGCGAGGCACTTCAATGCGAACGCCGCGCTTAAGAGTATACCCGCGACCGTTGACCATAACAGGAATAGGAGCGTTGTTGTTGCGGTCGTTAGGGATTTTGATAGCCACCATGTCCTTCCACGGATCATAGGGAGGCTCTGCGGCTGTGATGTTCTCTTCGGGGCTCTTTTTGTTCATGATTTTTCCTCTTTTCTGTTGTGGGCGGGGGAGTTGTCCCCCCGCCCTTGTGCCGTTAGTTTGCTACTGCGATGCCGGACATTGAAGAGCCGACTTCAAGACGGACAATGTACTCAGGGATCAGTACCTTTGCGGTCTTGACGCCCTTCCAGCCGACGGTAGAGCGCTGATGGAGCGGGTCGATCGGAGCCTGAATGATCGTTTCGAGCCCGCCGCCCTGAACCTCAATAACGCCATATGCGCCCTGGCCGAGGAACAAGCAAGAGTAAACCGCAATACCGGCAGCGCCACCCTCGCCGGGATATACCACAGTGGAAGCATCGCAGGTGATGGTGTCCTCAACGGTGATCGAGTTGGCGGTGTTGGCGGTGATCTTGGTGCGGGCAGTGCCGATCAGGACATACCTGCCGATCAGCGCATCTGCAACAAGAGTTTCGGACACGGACACGGTCTTGGATGCGGAAGTCGATCCCGCGGTCAGAGTGCGGGAATCCGCGCACAGATCAGCGCCCCAGAAAATCTTAGCTTCGGTGCTCTGCACGAAGCGGACTCCGGCGATCCTGCCGATTTCGCCCTTGTACATCTCTTCGGGCTGGCAGTACATGTGAGCTTCTTTCCACTCGGGATCACGCATGAGATCGTACGCGACATCCGGGTGAATGATGCAAACATAGAAACCGTCGCCGAAGGTAGGAGCGTTATTCCTGCGGAGAGTGCGCACGACCTTCTGAATCTCCATGACAGTCAGCTTAGAGTCAGCCGTCAGCGAGTAGCGGCTAGCGTGGGGAGTCTCAGTAGTGCCAGACCACGAGGAAGCATAAGCGGCGACAGCACCGCTGTCGCTTGCGTTCAGCGCATCACGCACGACGGTGTCCATGGTCTCGCCCGCCTGCTTGCCCAGGAGTTTGGTTGCCTGGAGGACGTTGTTGTCAATCGCGGTCAGCTGGAGAACGTCGGTCAGCGCGATGAAATCACCGTACTGATTGTTCGTGGCGGTGATTGCGGTGACGGTCATCTGCTTGCCGTCAGGAGTAACGCCCTCGGTCAAAGGATGGGTTGCCTTGAGGAGGGGATGATACTTGCGGAACTCCGTGGTCTTGCCATGGTTCTTCGGAATAGACTTCTTTTCCGCAAACTGCTCATGAACAAGATGCGCGGAAGCGTACTCGATCAGAGCGTTGTCGTAGAAGAGCTTGTCGTTCTCAGGGATAAGGGTGGACGAACCGGTGTTGTTGACCGGCTGCGCTGTCGGATCATACGCGAACAGCTGGAGATTCATCATCGCAAAAGCGAAAATGGAAATAGTGTTTGTCATTGTTTTTCTCCTTTGTTGTGCACCGCGCACAGCAGGAGATTAGCCGGAGATCAGATTGCCTCCGAGTGTTACTTTTTCTCCCGCCATAACGCGGCGAATAATATCGTCACGTTCTGCTTTGGTGAGGGAGCTTGCATCCCTCACGGCTACTGCGGCACTGGCGGAAGCGACTCCGTTCTCCACAGGGAGGTTCGCATTACTCGCCATTCTGTTGGCGATGCGCTGCTCTACCTGCTGGGCTACCACCTGAGATGCGGCAGCCTGAATCTCGTCCTTGTGGATAAATTCATAAGCCGTTTTGAGGTTGAAGATCGGGAGCTTCATCAATTCGACAAAGTTGGGGTTTTTGATCTCAGCCTGTAAGTCAAAAGAGGGATATACCTCTCTGAGCTGTTCAGCCTCGTCCATCCACCCTCTCAGGAGCTCGTCAGCTTTGCGCTGGCTCTCCTGCTCTGCAATGGCTTTCTTCAAAGCGGCGTTGTCACGCTCCATTTTGGAAATCTGCCTCATGGTGTTAACGTCGATACCACGCTTTTCCGCTTCTTCGGCGTAGAAGGCGTCGTCGTCTTCTACCGCCTTAGTCAGAAGCTCTGCGATCTGCGGATCATTCGCATCAAACTTGTATCTCTGCGAAAGCATACCGATCACGGGATCAAGCGCCTCATACCGTGCAAGTCTTTCCTTAGTGCCTTTGAGCCGGTTTTCCACGATGCTCTTGGTGTGCTTGTCCACAATGCCTCTGAATTGTCCTTTCATCAGGGCTTTGAACTGCTCCTCGGTTATCGTGGGCTCTGTTGCAGCGGAGGTCTGCTCTGTGCCCTGTGCGGGGCTCTCTCCGATTTGGGGCGCGGCGACCGCCCCCGTAGCGCCCGATCCGTCTGCACCGCCCTCAGCAAAGAGCTGAAGGTTCATGCACAGCGGAAAATAGTTTTTGAACATAAATAATCCTTTCTGCCGATATAGCGCGGCGTCGCTTCTTTGGCATATATTAACGGGCGTCCCCGTTACCAAACACTTTGATATAGTCCTCATGCCCTCTTTCGAGCGCTTTGAACTCGTTGAACTTCGCCCGGAATAACAGCATGAGTGACGGTACAAACTCAGCTTTTGGCTTGAACTCAGCTTTCAATACGCCGTCATCCTCGGTGTAGTGACCTTCTAAGAGCATTTCTTCGCTCTGTTCGAGGTTTTCTATCAGCCCATATGCGAGCGCCGAGGCAGCCGCACAGACAAGATCATGTCCTCTTTCTCCTGCTCCGGCGTGCCCCTTGCATGAGAACTTGAAGTCGCCGGTCTTGAATACTCTGAATCTGACTTCGATCATATATCCTCCTATGTTGGGCTTGTCATATCGGCAACCCTGCGGCGAGCGTTCTGCGTAACGCTCGATTCTCCTGTACCGCCCGTGAGGTCAACATCCACGTTTTGAGGAATGTTGCCATGAGCCTGTGTGGGGATCATCTCCTGCGCCAACTGCTGCACAAGGTTCGTACCTTTCATCTGATCTATGATCTGCGCCATCATCAGCTCTCTCTGTTGAGCCTGTGCCAACAGTTGGAGCATAGTGCCGTTCTGAGATACGCGCTGGATAATACTCTCTTTTCGGTCGAAGTCGAGGTTTTCAAGGCACGCGAGCGCCTGATCCGTATTGTCCGGGCGGAAGATGCCGAGCTGGTACAGTTGAAGGACAAGCTCATTGTGAGATATTCTTGAATAAGGGCTTTGCTTCTCTGCTGTAACCTCGATATCGAACATCGGGAGCCGGTAGCCTACATCCACACCGAATGCAGACGGAACACCGTTCGCGTCGACCTCACTCTGCGGCTGAGGAATGATGCCGGAGTTATTGTAGCTGATGAACTGATAGCCCCCGTCCTTGCCGGTGATACGGAAGGCGCGGGACACATCATAAAACTGACGGATCAGCTCGATAACAAGATTGATGATCTTGCGATAATGGCGGTATGACGAAATAGCACTATCGCGAGCCAGTTTGCTGCCCTGCTCCATCAACGCCGCCAAGCCTGACGCGGCGGTCACACCGCCGGTTGTTCCGCCAGTATTCACATCTCTATTGCCGGTGACTTCTTTCAGCTCGTCAATCTTGTCGTGATATGCCTGAATGACCGCGCCGTCCAGCCCTTTTGAGGCTATCGGAATAACGGCATCCTGAATGCTGCCCTTGTACTCGACGATCTCCTGCGTCAAATCGGCATACTGTTCTTTGTTGATGCCGGAACCCTCGCGGGTGAAGTACCTCGGAGCTGCCGACGCAATAGTATTTTTCAGGATCGACTGTGAGAGCCGGTCGATATAGTTCTGCGTATCAGCGCCGATGTCAATGATGCCGAACCCGGCGGGACTGTCGTTGTATGGGAACATTACATCCATCACAAAAGGATAGAGCCCGTGATCATACAGCCCGCTCTGAGCGGGGACTCTGCCCTTATCGTTGGGAGTAGTATCGTTCTCGGTAGCATACAGCACAACGTCGCCGCAATACTTGATGTAGTGGAGAACTGTTCTGCCGTTCATCTTGACCTTGTAATACACATCAACCACGGTTGACATATTCGAGGTGTCGATGTTGTCCTCATGGGTTCTCGCCGCAGGGGTGAAATCCTTGACGCCCAGCTTGCCCTTCAGCTCAGGGTAGGTACTCTCCAGCACATCGTTATCTATGAGCGCTGTGTGGAACACATACTTGCTCTTTTGAATGTCGTTGATCCCGGGCTGCCAAAACAGATTGAGGATATTTACCTGAGTGATATCAATGTCCCCCAGCCCGTTCATCTTCTCTTTGTTCCAGAACACACCGTAGACACCTGTTCCTGCGACGGGCTTGTCCCAGTTGTTGGCGCTGTATGTATCTTCAAAACCGCACTGGTCGAGCACCACAGGGACGATAGAACTGAGCATTTCGGCTTCTTCCCTGTCCCCTTCCTCACGGGGGAGAATGTTCGGGCGTGGGAAGTTGTCCATAGCGTCCGCGTGCTTGTTGGCAATCGCATTGAACAGCCAGCCGGACTTAGGCTCGATCTGCTGCTTTTTGCCTTTGTTCTGCGCCTCCATCACTTCCCACTGGAGGAGGCGATAAAATTTGTAGTTCGTGATAACACGGAGGTCATGAAACTGCTTGCCGCTCTGATACTTCCTGAGCTCAACGTTAAGCTCCCTGATGCGCTTTTTGTCCACTGACATACTCTCAGTGGGTTCTATATCCTGTTTGCGGCGAAACATATCTAAAAGCCCCATAATTCACCTACATTTTCTGTATTCTTGTCCGTCTTACAGGCTTGTTCAGCTCTTCTTCGGGAATCTGCAAAGCCTGATACAGCATACTCTGCTTGTATTTTGACGGGATAATTGCCTTGACGGGCTGGATCGGGCGGCTCATACACATATATCTGCACTCGTCCGCCACATGGGTGATCCTCCCCGTCGGTGTCCAGGTCTTCTACCTTGTGCTCGTCATACATAAGCAGAGGGATTGTCCTGATAAACGCCTGACAAGTGGAAAAAATATACATCATCGCATATCCGTCTTTATCAAACTGAAGCCGATAATGCATCTGCATCCAGCCGGGAATACGCTTGTGATCGCCTTTCTCAAAGTACACGCCGTATTTCTCGGCGGTCTCCGCAATGCTCTCGCCCTTCTGAGCGTCCCATATCGCAGGATCGGCAACGCCGAGGATCTTTTTTCCGGCAAGCCACGGATGCTCAGACTCGATCTTGTGTATCTTTTCAAATACCTCGTTCGGGGGAATCCGCAATCCGGTGTTCGGCTCATCGGTACAGCCGTAGTATTCCAGTAAGCGGTACAGAACGCCGTCGAAGTCGACAGCCCACCACGCACAGGAGAACGGCTTGCTGTAACCCCAGTCGAAAGAGCGGTATATCGTCCACTCCGGCGGAATCTTGAAAGGCTCGATAACATGAACACACCTGTGCTGATCCCGTGCCTCCTCCGGCGTGATGCCGAGAGTCGCGCATAACTCCAAATCCGGCTCCGTGCGGAAGTCCTCAAAGAATTGCCCCTCGAAGATGTCCCACAGCCCCTCCAGCCATGCTTTCCTCAGCTTTGTAGGAAGTGCCATAAGCTGTTGAATATAATCGGGATTATCCCGCATGAGCGCAAAGTTATCCGACACAAGAGACTGTACAAAAACATATTCGTCGGGGTTTTCACTAATCGCGTATCTTCGGTCAATGAATATCCGCTTGATATAGGAGTGCCCCTGCCCGCCGGGATTGCAGGTATAGTAAATCCTTTTTGGAAATGAGTTGACGCCACGGCAGCAGGCGGTGATCGCCTTCATCTGATATTCAGAGAGCTGTGTTGCCTCGTCGAGGAATATCACATCATACTCAACGCCCTGAAGCCGGTCGAGGTCTTTGTCATTAGAGCAATACGAAAACTGTATGATACTGTCATTGACAAACGTCAGCATCTTGTCGTGATCGTTATACGTCGCAACTCCAAGAAGCTCTTTTCGCAGAATCCTGATGTGGTTATTGATCAGCTCAGGATATGTCCGACGGACTATGAGGATTCGTATACCGGGATATCGAGCGCACAGTGCCTTTGCCTTGTAGCGGACAGCCCAGGATTTCCCTCCGCCGCGAGCGCCGCCGAATCCGATATGCTTTGCCGTTGCAAGGAGCATTTGCTTTTGTTTCTCGTTCGGCTTTCCGAGGTACATGTTCATGTGGAATAATCCTCGCCGTCGTCGCTCATGATTATGTTGATCGTGGTATCAGTGCCCTTGTCCTTCTCCGCCTGACGGTTAAGGCTAGCGATCCGCGCTTCCTGCTCTCTGCTGTCAGCGTCGCTCTTGATACCGAGCACGCTTTTCAGCGTTTTAATCGCACGCGAATAGACGTCAACCTGATGTCCTGTCAGCCCGTTTGCCGCTTCCAACGATATCTGCCTCAGAATATTCATCGACGCCTCATTGATCAGCCGTACCGATTCGACAGCCTTCTCAGATTGTTTGTCAGACACAATATCAACAATTTTTTGTTCGGTTTCTGTTCGGACAGTGTTCTTTTGTTCGCTCCAGTTTTCTTTAGAAGCGCGCTGTCTTAACCAACTCTCAGATATTCCGTACTTCTCGGCGAGCTTCTTGTAGGTTGTCCCGCCCGCGATGTACTCGGCTTTGATAGCGTTCCAATCTACGATAATCCCGCCTTTCATCAGTCTATACTCATATTGTAAAGCACCATTTTGAAATTACACACCCCCCCAAACGCACAAAAAGCCTGCCTACCGACTATGGCAGACAGGCTCTTTCAATCGAATATTCTCTTGTGTTCTATGAGCTGGTCGAGGTATGAGGCTATCATGCACCGCCTTCCGCTCTTGCAACAGTATCGGCGCTGATACTCTTTCTTATCGTCACGATTTCCGAAGGTAATAGCAAGGGAGGAGTTGTCAAAGAATCCTTGACAGTATATCACACTGGCGGTGCTGTACTTGTGGTACGGGCATACCGTCTTCCCTGTGAGTCTATACTTGCCCCTCTTCATTCCCGTACCCCTTCTGTGCTTTCAGCGCCATCGCCGCAAGCTGGATCATCTCACAGGCTGCGTTGATCGCATATTTTTGTATTTCTCCTGCGACCTTATTGCCAATGTAATCTGAATCCTGCTTGACGCTGTTCCAATATTCGACGTTGAGAACCCCATTCACAATATTGCACTCAGCCACTGCTTCTTCAAATTCTTCCTTCATGACAGAGTATGCTTCATGCGGACTGTTGAACCGCGCACCGTGCTGATCCGATGCACGGGCATATTCTTCCTGTACAAGCCGCTCCACGTCAGCTTTGAGTATCTTCATCATCGTTTTGTTCCTCCTCGTTTTGTTTTTTCAGCAGAGTGAATTTCCGAAACTGTACGGATACGAATAATTATTAAAAGAGTGTTCATTGAAGGTGCTCACGCAAATAAAATGCTTATATGATTCTTCATCAGCACCTTTGCGAGCATAATATCCATACACCCACTCTCCGTTATCAATCCGCTTTCCGCGGAATAGTATCTCTCTCATGTTTTCCTCCTCAACTCGCCATATAGGTGTGTAATCCACTTATAGTGTTAATTGTAAACTGATATTGTTCTCGCTATGCTCTATGCGATTATAGTCTTCAAATCTCGGTATTGATTTGAATAATCTTTGGTTGTTAACCCAGCGTTGCAAATGCCTATGCATAATATCAGCTGTTTCTTTTTGATAAATCATCACATAAGGACTAAACCCTAAATCTCTCAGG